AGCATCAGGTCCATCTGTGTTTCCTGTATCTCCTAGATTCTCGTCTAGTAATAATATGCGAATGCCTGTTTGTTTTAAATTGACAGGATTTGTTTTTAACGGATCGATTATAAAATTAATTTTGCTGTTATCTCCTGTAGGACCTGTAATTACTGTGTCTGTTGGCAATGTATCGATATCCCAATTTACAACCATTGCAAAGTCATCTAAAGGATTAATTGTTACTGTGCCTATTATTTCATTTTCTAAATCGCTTCTCTTTAATCTAATCTGTGTGATACCTGCTTGATATGGTTTGTTAAATGCCTGTACATATTCGTCCCATGTAATTTTTCCTGCTAAGCCATTTTCTAATAATTTTATGCTTGTATTTAGAACTAGTAAATCATAGTTTCTATATGTAGTTGATACAACAGAAGTAGTATCGGTTTTTATGTTATCCATATAGCCATAATCTCTTTGTTCTTCACCGTTCTCGTCAATGTAAATTTTTGGTTTAATATCTGCCATAGGTCTACTTGTATCTTGAAACGCCTTTATTTCAGGCATGGAAACTTGTAAATCTATAGTACCTTTTGTTTCGTCGAAAATGCTTGTGACAATATTTGTAACAACTCCTAGTTGTTTAACTTTTGTAGGAGGTGATATGTAAATAGGAGTCGTAAATCCAAGTGTTGCTACATCAATTTCAGATTCTGTTCCCATAGGAATACTTCTACTGCTGAATGTTGTTTGTGCCAAATTGACAACACTAAGGCTTGTCCAATCAACATAGTTATCTGTAGTTTGTATTTCTAAACTAGGATTAAAAAGCATTAGGATTTGTTCCATTATTTGTAATTTTTGATCTGTATTAGTTGACCAAATATCAGCATTGACAGACAATGTGTAAGGTGTAGGCATAAGCCTTTCAACTGTGTAATTTTTGCCTTGTGTGTTTAGGTATTCTTTTCCTTCTTCATCAAATGCACGTTCTCTAATATTCAGCTTGTTAACATAACTGCTATCTGCTAATCTGGTTGTGTCCATTTCTAATCCTGTGACGTACACAGCCATTCTTGGTGCAGATGGTACTTTGTTTTCTGAATTATTATTGATTATAGAAGCAACTTGCCTGGTCATATCTCCATACATAACTGGAACTTGTACAAGTTTTCCTTCTGAATCTTTATAACTAAAGTTACTTAACATCCTTATAATTTGTGTTAAATACCTTCTAATTTGTCCATCATAAAAATGTTGCATTTTTTATTTCCATATTTTTTGTATAGTTCTAAAGATAGGAATAAAAATTAAACCTATCAAACAACCAAACATAGTACCAAACGCTAAATCCCAACTTGCCGTTGATGCTCCACCTAACCAATCACTCAGAGCGTTTCCTAATCCTGCTCCAACTACTGTGCCTATTCCCTTTTGAAAAGGACGTGGCAAATATTTTTCTAATGAAAGGCCTGTCATGGCTCCTAGTATCATTATGGCATTATCAACAATGCCAAATATAATAAAATCAATCATTAGTTGTCAGCCTTTGGTCTCAATGCCTTACTTAAACTTTGCCTTTCTTGTACAGTTTCTCCTGCAATCTTATTAGTGTTTACGTTATTAACAAAACTTCCTTTTTGTGTTGATTTAGTATCTGTTTGTGAAAGTGTCATTCTCACATTATCTTCAATTTTTATCCATCGTCTACCGTCGTATCTAAACAATCTATTAGGTAACATATCTGTTCTCAAAAAATAATCTCCTTCTGCCTGACCTGCTGGAAAACTTATACCATGTCCAAAAGCTTCACCATTTGGTGCTATACCATCTCCTAGTAAATAACCGTCATACCCGGTACGTTTAGGAGTTTGCATGACTCTATCAGCTAGTTCAGTTGCCACACTTGCATCTAGTTCACTGGTATCTGTAGTTACAAGATCAACTTTTCCATTTTCGTCTGTTGCAAGAGTAAAAAAGTTAGTTGTGTCATAACCTGCAGATTTGGCGTCAGCTTCAGCTTGTTTTACAACAGCATCATTTATTTCTTTCTGCTTATTGTAATTACTCATTAAGTCTCTGAGAGTGTCACCTCCTGGCACATCTTCATCTGCTGGTTGATCGAATATATCTTTGTATTCCTGGCTATCCATTATCTGCTTTAATTTTATACGGTATAGGTGTGGATACCAAGTGGGGCTAAATCCTTCTGAAGCTCGACTTACTTCTTCTATAACATAAAAACGCTTCAGTGCAAGTGAAAAATCATCTAATGCATGTTCGTCTTTTAGATGTGGCAGTTCAATTACATCTCCTGCCATTAATTTTCTACCTATTGTTTTGACACTTGCATTAATATGCACGGTCATAAAAAGCGTATCGTTACTTAAAAATAATCCAAATTGACTTAAATTAAAATCTATATCTGCAACATTATATACACCCCTAATCGTGTAGACATCCTCTGCATATTTTCTATCTCTGTTTTCTAAAAATAGCAAATCTTGTATGTTTGTTTCTGCAACAGCATCATATCTAGGCTGATCAGCTGTGGCATCTGCTTTGTCTATTTGTTTAGGACCAAGGTATTTGTGTATATGTACATCAGTTCCACCAACAGTAAACATCTCATAGATTCTATTATCTATAAATTCAAAATCTTTCCCTTTTTCGGGTTTGTATAAAGACAGTCTCGGCATATACATATTTATCGAACGATAAATACTACGGAGACAATAGTATATGGCAACATTAGCAACAAAGAAGCAAGAAGTGTTTGATTATGCATATAACATGCTAGGTGGCGGTATGGTCGATGTAGAATTAGACCCAGATCACTATGAAACTGCACTTACCAAGGCACTAACAAGATTTAGACAAAGATCAGACAATTCAGTAGAAGAGTCATACATGTTTATGCCTACGATAATTGATCAGAACGAATATACGTTACCAAATGAAGTAATGGAAGTAAGACGTTTATTTAGACGTAGCATAGGCTCTCGTACAGGGGGTGGTGACGGTGGTACATTATTTGAACCATTCAACATGGCATACACAAATACATATCTATTGGCAAGTACAAACATGGGCGGACTTGCAACATATGACTATTTTTCTCAATATCAAGAACTTGTAGGAAGAATGTTCGGTTCATTTATTGAATTTAAATGGAATAGCACAACAAAAAAATTAACATTGCTACAAAGACCAAGAGCCGAAGAAGATTTATTACTTTTTTGCTACAACTATAGACCAGACGAACAATTACTAGACGATTACCTTGCTAAACAGTGGTTAAAAGATTATACAGTTGCAACATGTAAGTATATGTTGGGCGAAGCTAGAAGCAAGTTTGCCACTATAGCAGGACCACAAGGTGGTGGACAGTTAAACGGTGATTCTTTAAAATCAGAAGCTCAACAGGAAATGGAAAAGTTAGAACAAGAAGTGTCAACAGCAGTTCCGGGCGGTATGGGATATAGTTTCACCATTGGCTAAAAACCACTTGACATTACACCTATAATATCATATACTATATACAGAATAAGGATTCACTATGATTATAGGTATTTGTGGACTGATAGGCTCAGGCAAAGGTACAGTCGCAGACATTTTAGTAGAACAGCATAATTACGAAAAACTATCTTTTGCAGATAAACTCAAAGACGGTGTAAGTTCAGTATTCGGCTGGGATAGAGAAATGCTTGAAGGAGATACAGATGATTCAAGAAAGTGGCGAGAAGAAGAAGATAAATTCTGGACAGAAGAAACTGGTGAAACAGTTACACCGCGCCTTATCCTTCAATTATTTGGTACTGATTGTATGCGTAATGGTTTTTATGATGGTATCTGGGTAAGTTTAGTAAAGCAAGAATTACTTAAAAATAAAGATAAAAATTATGTCATTCCTGATGTAAGGTTTGAAAATGAAGCTAAAATGATTAGGTCCTTAGGAGGCAGGATATGCCAAGTTAGACGAGGTCCTGATCCTCTTTGGTTTAGGCTTTACAAAGATTTAGGACAAGAGCCTACAGATGTTCACAAGTCAGAATGGGCTTGGG